CAGCAGGGCCATTGTGGACATTGTTAACCTCATTGGTACTTGCGTAGTGGCTGGAAATGTTAGACGCTCTGCGACGCTTGCATTGGGTGAGCCAGATGACGAAGTGTTTGCTAATCTAAAAAACCCTGAAGTTTATCCAGAGCGTAACTCGTTCGATCCAGAAAAGCCAGGTTGGGCATGGATGAGCAACAACTCTATTGCCGCAAAGGTTGGAACACCATACGAAGACTATGTTGATCTAGTTGTTAATAACGGTGAGCCTGGTTTTATTTGGCTAGACACTACCCGCAACTATGGACGAACAGCAGATGCTCCTGATGGTAAAGACTATCGGGTAATGGGTTTTAACCCCTGTGCAGAACAACCATTAGAAAGTTACGAACTGTGCACACTTGTTGAGGTACACATGAACCAACACGAGAGCAAGGAAGACTTCTTTCGCACCCTCAAGTTTGCTTACCTTTATGGTAAGACAGTAACTTTGATGAGCACACATTGGATGCAAACAAACGCCATTATGCAGCGTAACCGTCGCATCGGCACATCACTAACAGGTCTTGCTTCCTTTGCCGACACAAACGGTTTGCCTGCTTTGCGTGAATGGCAAGACGAAGGGTATGGAAAGGTTCGCAACTACGACAACCAATACAGCGAATGGCTTTGTGTTCGTGAGAGCATCCGTGCTACAACCGTAAAGCCCTCTGGCTCTGTGTCTATCCTATCGGGTGAAACACCAGGAGTGCATTGGGGACCAGGAGGAAAGCACTTCCTACGAGCCATTCGTTTCAGCGACACAGATCCAATGATGCCCTTGTTCAAAGCAGCGGGGTACAAAATCGAAAAAGACCTAGTATCAGCAAATACAAAGGTAGTGTATTTCCCAGTCAAGTCAAACCACGAGCGTAGCGAAAAAGATGTAACGCTCTTTGAGAAGATTGGACTAGCGGCAACTACACAAAAATATTGGAGCGACAATGGTGTCTCTGTTACTCTTTCCTTTGATGCCGAAGAGGAAGCAAAGCACATCGCTTCAGCACTCCATATGTATGAGGGACAACTTAAAGCAGTTTCCTTCTTGCCTATGAGTAACAGCACCTATCCACAACAACCATACACATCAATTACAGAAGAAGAATACAACAAGTACATTGGTAAAATTATGAAGATTGACTTTAATGCTATCTATGATGGGGTAGCAAATCTAGACGCTCAGGGTGAAAGGTTCTGTACGAATGATGCCTGCGAGTTACCCCAAATCACGACAGCAGACATAATGGACAAAGACGAAGTTGTGGTATAATAAAAAAGTAACAGCACCCGTCAGTCGGATAGGTCGTTGCGGAGTTAGCCCCCTACAGGGGGCTTTCTCTGTGGTATAATGGACTTACTATGTCCGATCTAAATGTCTACGCCTCAAAGATTTACAGCGAGCACCCCCTCGCTATTTGGGCACTAGATGAAAATGTGGGTCCAACGGGAAAGACTGAGTTTCCCCAATACACAACAAGCATAAATCCAGCAACCGTAAGCAAAAAGTGCTCACAGGGAGTTCCTATGGTTTATGGATCTAGGCAATCTATTCGTTTAGCAAATTTGGGGGACGACGAAATTATCATCTCAGAACCTAGAACTTGGGCAAAAGTAAAAAATGATCCAGACACTCTTGCAGAAGAAAAGTGGGAATATTGGAAGAACAAAACAAGTCCAAGTGTAGCAGGAAACTGGATAGTAAAGGACTGGCTCACAGAAGATTTAACAATTGTTGATGGAATGTTCCTTCCTTCTATTACCCATTATGGATATGGGATGTTTACAAACAAAGGGAAGTACAACACTTACACAGCAGAGTTTTGGATGCGTATTGACGCACGAACAACCGAATCAACAAAAATCTGGGGAACTCTCAACACCTTTGACGGTCTTTGGGTAAATGACAACTACATCACTTTAGTTGTTGGTAAAGAGAACAAGTCTTACGCAGTTGAAAATTGGTATCGTCCGATGCTTATTGATGTTACTTACACACCAACACAGGCACGCCTAATCATCAACGGACAAGAAGTTATTTCTTTGTCTTACATCACAGATGATATCGACTTTTCTCCTGTAATGGAAGGAACCGAAAGCGAAACTGGAACCCTTGGATTTGCCCTTGGAAACAACATCAAACTTTATGAAGTAGATTGTCTCGCCCTTTATTCTTACGTTGTTCCTGATGACGTTCTTAAACGCCGTTTTGTTTGGGGGCAGGGAGTAAGAGAAGACACAAATCTTTCAACTGCTTACGACACACAGGTAACTTACATCGACTATCCTTATTCTGAATACTCTAACAACGTTCTCTACCCAGATCTTTACACCTGGGAAAGTGGATATCTAAACAACTTGATTTCTGGACGGCAAAGTCTAAAAACTCCTGACTTCCAACTTCCTGAGATTTTTGTAAACGGTAGAAACAAAGACACCCTCTACAGAGAAAATCAAGCACGGCAGGCAGAAAGAGAAAAACACTTCTTCACCTTCCAACCAGAATTTGATTGGGATCAACCATCATACTTTTACTTTAACGATATCAACAAATTGAGCGAACCACTACAAGCAGTTTACGGAGTTTTTGAGGTAGACGAAGGAATGATTGATCCAGAAAATTTGGTTGAAGAGCCTTTGATGGTGTTTAGAAAAGAGAATGGGGAAACAGTCTCTATTGTCGTGTATGGAAAAGAAATGAGATTCAAATACAGCAATAGAACTAGAATGCTCCATCCAGATTTAGCACCACCACAAGAAGTAGATGGAGTCTTCTCTGCCGGTTTTGAACTAAATAAACTGTTACACTCTTCTGGCGCAAACGAAAAACTCAAAAGATTTTTCTCTAATATTTCAGACATCAAACTTTACGTTGGTGGAGATGGAGTAAATACTTTTAGTGGTTTTATTTATTCAGTTGGGATTGGGGACACTTCCTCTGCCGCCAGAAATTCGCTAGACACTTACTTTGATGAAAACGGGTTTGCTTCTTCATCCTTGCTTGGTGTAATCACCTCTTACACAATTGTCCCTCGTGTGGAATACGGAGAGTTTTGGCTAGACGTTGCCGCAGATTGTTATTGGGAGGATTCTATTGCTTTGAGTGTCTTGGGTAAAAATCTTTCTGAGCCTACCCTCAACTTCTTTCAGTTCAACATCGGACACGATGGAAGTTATCAGATTGTTGGAGACTCGTATGACTTTACCAGTTCGGAACTAAACTCTTACATCGCTTTTCAACCAGTATCAGAAACTATTCAAAAGTCAAGTAAAGATTTTGAAAACACAGGAACTCTTCCAAAAAATCGGGTAGTCAAACCAGGAGCAGACTGGTCAACAACAAAGTATCCTGTAATAAACGGAACAGTCATTTATCCACCAGAGGATGTTGATTTTACAACTTTGCGAGCAACAATTTTCCTTGAAATAAAAGCAGAGAATACAATTCATTCTCCATTCCAGGTTAAAAATCTTTCTCTAGCACCACAGGCTTACGAGACAAGTTCTGATGTTGGAACCTTGTTTGGTTCTAGAATTACAACAACAGACCCATTCGCAATTTACAAAGAGAGCACACCTTATCTTTATCTTACAAAAGATAGTGGTGTAGAGCCTTTGGAGGGTAAGGTTGAGATTGCATTTAATGAAAGCCTTACTAGTCCCTATCCTGTAAATATGCTAACGGCATGGATAAAGCCAGACTTTAAAAATATGGGAGAAACCCTAATGGAGATTGACGTTGGCGGTGCATCAAACGTTTCTATCGTTTTTGATTCTGATGAAGGAAACAACAAGATCTTCAAAGTTTCTTCACCAGAAAATACTGAAATAGCAGCAGAGTCAAAGTTTTACAAAAACGACAATGATATTGTTTCGCCAGGATTGGGAATCAAACTTGAAGATAATCAATGGGCCTTTATTGGTGTCGAATTTCCCTACCCCGTAAATTCTGGCGGCACAGAAGGAAAGGTAGTCTTACATCAAGGTGCTGTTTATCAAAACGTTACACTATCAAAGGCAACAGTAAGAGGGCTTGCATCTGTTGCAATTATCAGAGATTACTTTGATTTGAAACAACAGGTTTATGGATATTGGACAAACCTGGCAAACACCGCAGGCTGGACATACAGAGAATTGCTAACAACAGAGTCCTCATTCTCTTATCAGACATCCCCGCTTGATGCTTTCAATATCTACTCAGGCAACAACGGAATTGTTATTGGTGAAGATAGCGAACTTAAGATAGAAGAGACCCAGGGAACCATTTTGTTGAATGTTGACTGGAAGACATACGACCGCAAGCCTGCTTAAATCATATTTTTGAGATAAAACCAAAGACCTCTTATTCGGTCTTCATCGTCCTCAAGCATACCCAAAGCACTATTACAAGAGAAGCAAAGCATTCCACGGAAACAATCAACACACGCTTTTTTACCCTCGCAAATTTCGTGGTCGTGATCCATCGACAACTTCTCTCGCTTTTTACAACCAGGATTGGCGCACTCACCACCAGAGGCATTCACCGCATCTAAATACAATTCGTATCGGAAATTGTGTCCGTTGTATTGTGAGTGATGGCTTTTACAGAGATCTTTGGCGTTCGCCTGTGTATCACACCAGACCACTTTACAAGTTTTATCTCTCTGAAGCATAACATCATTATACCATAATTGGCGGGTAAAAAGGAAAGTGTGGTATAATAAAGGCATGAGTAATAGGAAAAAAGCATTGAAGAAACCAAAAGTCACTTTAGTAGATGAAAACCCTGGTTGGGGACTTTACGCTTGGCGTAAGTCAGACGGCAAACTATTTATGGATGAAGACAACAACCTACTTAATATTCCATCAAAGCAGTTTGATTTAGAGAAGATGGCACAAATCACAAAGGCAGCAGCCCACTACGGAGAGCCAGAAGGAAACCCAGTATTCATTCCAGGCGTTCAGCGAACTACAGAAGAGGGGTATGTGGAACAGGTTGAGCGAATGAAGTCTGGCCTCCTACCAACTATGAATGACTTTAACGCAGTAACAGACGCAAAGAAGGCAGCAGGTATTCAAGATGGCTAACATCGTAGCAAAGGTCGGAGACATCGAACCAGAAGATCCACAGTTTTCAGATCCATTCTCAAAATCTTGGGACGAACTAAAAGAGTATCGTGGAATCCAAACAAACTTTAAGCGACGCACAAGCAGGGCAGTCAAAGGATATATGGAAGATTCCAAAGGACGACCCACAGGTAAAGATGACGCAGGCGCAAAGGCAATCACAGCACGCCTAGGAAAGGGCTACGGAACCTTTGATGTTATCCAGCCACCTTACGATCTTGTAGAACTAGCAAACTTCTACGACACAAACTTTGCGAACCACGCTGCTATCGACACAAAGGTAGAGAACATCGTTGGTTTGGGGTACGACATCAAAACTACCCGTTCAACAGAGAGCAAGATGGAAGAACTAACTGGAGATAAGTTAGACTTTACCCGCCGCAAAATCGAAAGGGTAAAGCAAGACTTGTTCGATTGGTTAGAAAACCTAAACAACGCAGCAACTTTCACGGGCACAATGGAAAGAGTCATCACAGACATGCTTGCAACAGGTAATGGTTACCTTGAAGTTGGTCGCACCGTAACAGGAGAGATTGGCTACCTTGGTCACGTTCCCGCACCAACAATGCGTGTTCGCCGTTTGCACGATGGCTACATCCAACTCGTAGCAGACCGTGTTGTTTATTTCAGAAACTTCGGGGCAACCAATGAAAACACCGTAACAGATGACCCCCGACCCAATGAGATTATTCATCTAAAAGAATACTCCCCACTCAACACTTACTACGGCATCCCTGACGTTATTGCTGCTTTGCAGGCAATCAAGGGTGACCAGTTCGCTTCTCAATACAACATCGATTACTTTGAAAACAAGGCCGTGCCTCGTTACATCGTAACAGTCAAGGGTGCTCAACTATCCCCAGAGAGTGAAGAGCGTCTTTTCCGTTTCCTACAAACAGGGCTAAAGGGGCAGAACCACCGCACTCTTTATGTGCCTCTGCCTTCTGATGCTGATGGAAACAAGGTTGATTTTGAAATGCATC